GGAGACTATTAGTTTTACCTTTTACACCCAAAGAAAAAACATCAGGCGGAATTATTATTGCCCAAGAATCTTTAGACAAAGCAAGAATCGCAACCAATTGTGGTTATGTATTAAAGATGGGGCCACTGGCATACAGGGACAAAGAAAAATTTGAAACAGGTCCTTGGTGCAAAAAAGGAGATTGGGTGATCTTTGCAAGATATGCAGGATCACGTTTACCAATAGAAGGCGGAGAAATTCGACTTCTCAACGACGACGAAGTTTTAGGAACGATTAAAGATCCTGAAGCTGTGTTGCATTACATTTAACATAGGAGGAGACTATGCAAGAAGATAAAGACATACCTATGGTGGAAATAGATACTTCTGGACCAGGAGCAGATATCGAATTAAACGATGATGCTCAACAGCAAGAAACAGTTGCTGCGGAACAAGAAGTAAAAGAAACACCAGAAGTAAAAGAAGAATCTAGCCCCTCGCCACAAGCAGCGAGCGACGAGCAGCAAGAGACCAAGACAGAAGAAGCTACAGAAGAAAAGAAAGACGAATTAGAAACGTACAGTAAAGATGTACAAAGACGAATTGCAAAACTAACCAAAAAATGGAGAGAAGCAGAACGTCAAAAAGAAGAAGCAATTCATTTTGCTAGAATCCAAAAAGAAACAGCAGATAAACTAAGTAAGAAGTATTCTTCTTTAGAATCTACTAGTTTAAAAGATAGAGAAGCTAAATTAGCTGCTGCATTAGAACATGCAAAAGCAAAATTAGCTAAAGCTAGAGATGACCTTAATATCGAAGCAGAAGTAGAAATACAAAGAGATATTTCTAGGCTTGGATATGAAGAAGCTAGGTTGTTAGAGTTAAAAGAAGCTCAGGAAGCGATGACTAAACAAGAAGAAGTCATTCCTACCATGAATAACTTTCAAGCTCCTAAACAACCACAAAACGTTGTTCCGGATGAAAAAGCAGAAGTATGGGGTGCTAAAAACCGATGGTTTGGTACCGATAAACCCATGACTTATACTGCTTTTGATATTCATGAAACCTTAGTAAATGAAGAAGGATTTGATCCATCTTCGGATGAATACTACTCTGAACTTGATAAAAGAATAAGAGTTGCATTTCCTACCAAATTTGCTAATAATCAAGAAACAATAACGGCGGAAACGACCAAACCGACACAGATAGTAGCTGGAGCAAAGCGAAGTGTAAAACCAGGTCGCAAAACTGTGAGACTCACCCCTTCTCAAGTTGCAATTGCTAAAAAATTAGGAGTGCCATTGGAAGAATATGCGAAACAATTAAAAATCACGAAGGAGGTATAAGCATATGGAAAACGATAAAATGAAAACCCCGCGTGCGAGTCAGACTAGAGATTCTCAAACGAGACCTCAAACTTGGACTCCACCATCATCTTTAGATGCACCGCCTGCGCCGGATGGTTATAGGCACAGATGGATAAGAACTGAAGTTCTCGGATTCGACGATACGAAGAACATGTCAGGTAAAATGAGATCAGGATGGGAGCTCGTAAGAGCAGATGAATATCCTGGATTCGCTTATCCTCAAGTTGCTGAAGGCAAATACGCAGGAGTGATTGGAGTTGGTGGCCTTGTGCTGGCAAGGATACCCGAGGAGATCGCAAAATCTCGAGAAGCTTATTTTGCAAAGCAAACTAAGGATCGAGACGACGCAGTAAACAACGATCTTATGAAGGAACAGCATCCAAGTATGCCGATCAATACTGATAGGCAAACTCGTGTTACTTTCGGTGGTACTAAGAAGGACTAATTTTTTAGAAATTCTTACCAACGAATTAAATTAAACTTAAAACTTAGGAGTAAATAAATATGGCTAACAAAGACGCCGCTTTCGGATTGAAAGCAATAGGTAAAGTTGGTCAGAATAGAGACAACCAAGGTTTAAGTGAATATAGTATTGCAGCTTCTGCATCCGCTATATATCAAAACGATCCAGTTGAAATGTTAGATACTGGAACTATTGGTGTAGCTGCGGCAGGAGATGTCTTATTAGGCTCACTTAACGGTGTTTTCTATACTGACTCTTCGACTTCAAAACCTACATGGGCGAATCACTTAGAAGCTTCCAATGCTGCAACAGACATTGTTGGTTTCGTAGCTGATGACCCTTATGAAAGATTTGAGGTCCAAAGTGCAGGAACAGTTGCCCAAACAAACATTGGAAACTGTGCTGACATTGTGTATGCGATCGGTAGTTCACCAAATTATGTTTCAAAAGTAGAGATTTCTGGAACAATGGCTGCAAGTGCTGCTCAATTAAAAATAGTAGGTGTTTCAAAAGACCCAGATAATAGCGAATTAGGCGCAGCTAATGCGAACGTAATCGTTACTATTAACGAGCACTTCTTGAAACAAACCGCAGGCATATAATAGGAGTATATAAATATGGCTATATCACGATCACAACTAGTTAAAGAACTAGAGCCAGGATTGAATGCACTATTCGGCCTGGAATACAAAAAGTACGAAAATCAGCATGCTGAAATTTTTGATACTGAGAATTCAGACAGAGCTTTCGAAGAGGAAGTAATGTTATCTGGATTTGCAAATGCACAAGTTAAACCAGAAGGTTCAGCTGTGACTTTTGACAATGCTCAGGAAACTTTCACTGCTAGATATACGCACGAAACAATAGCTCTTGCTTTCTCAATCACTGAAGAAGCGATTGAAGACAACTTGTATGACAGACTAGCGTCTAGATATACAAAAGCTTTAGCAAGATCTATGGCGAACACTAAGCAAGTAAAAGCTGCAAACGTTTTAAACAACGGTTTCAGTAATACTTATGCTGGTGGAGATGGAAAGGCGCTTTTAGCGACTGACCACCCAACTATCGCTGGAACTTTCTCTAACGAATTAGCAGTTTCTGCTGACTTGAACGAGACTTCATTAGAGCAGTCTTTAATTGACATTGCTGCTTTCACTGATGAAAGAGGTCTTAAAATTGCAGCTAGAGGAGTAAAAATGATTATTCCTTCTGAGCTTCAATTTACAGCTGAGAGATTGATGAAATCTGCTCAAAGAGTTGGAACTGCTGACAATGATATCAACGCAATCAAAAACATGGGGATGGTTCCTCAAGGTTATGTAGTAAACAACTACTTAACTGACACTGATGCGTTCTTTATCAAGACAGACGTGCCAAACGGACTTAAAATGTTCGTAAGATCACCGATCAAAACTTCAATGGAAGGTGATTTCGACACTGGAAACGTTAGATATAAATCTAGAGAAAGATACAGCTTCGGCTGGTCTGACCCTAGAGGTATCTTCGGATCTCCAGGTGCGTAATATCTAATTGATATTATACATTTAATATTTGAAAGCCCTCCTTTACGGAGGGCTTTCTTTTTGATAGAAAGGACGAACCATGATGAAGAAATTCTTAGTAAAAATTAATGCATACGGATACAGAGCCAATTTTGACATTGACGCTATAGATACCCCTAAAAGTATTGAGTCCGCTATCCTTGACAAAATAGGAAAAAAAGATATAAAGTTCACTCCTAATGGTACCTCAACAAGAGTGTGTCATTTAACCTACGAGGAGATTGTACATGGAGAACAATCACATCAAGGATCTTTACAAGACAAAAAGATCGCTTGAGTTAGAGTGGGAGCAAGACCATATTGATAATGGTATATATACCATTAATATGGTTAGGATTGATGAAAAGATTAGAGAAGTTATCAGTCATATTAAAGTGGCTGAAGCTAAAGAATCTTTACATAAAGTAAAAATAGAATCTGCTGCTCCTGAATTTTCTATAGCTGGTTAAATAAACCAAGCTATTTATCGCTGGAATGCGTTTTCCTGATAAGGATATCTTGCGCTTCAATTCAAATTAGTCTATAAATAACTCACTATATATAATTTTTGGTACAGACGCATATAGTCGACGGCCTAGAGACTGTATCAAATTAACTAGGAGGATAACACTATGGCACAAACAACTTTTTCAGGACCAGTAAAATCAGATAATGGATTTATTGCTCCAACTTACACTTTAGCAACTTTACCTGCAGCAACTGCTGGATTGGTAATCTACGTTTCTGATGCAACAGGTGCATCGTTAACTGGATCTCTTTGCTTTGGTAACGGATCAAATTTTGTTGATGTTACTACAGGCGCAGCGGTAGTATAATAAGAAATTAAAGAGCTCCTTCGGGAGCTCTTAACTAAGGAGATTTAACATATGAAATCAGATGTAAAAGCAATAAGAGTTACTGGAACTGGTTCTGTATTTGGCGGAAGAACAAGATTAAGAGGAATTATTCTTGCTAACGCTACTGCAGGTGCTGGAACTATAACTTTACAAGATGGAAACGCTGCTACACAATTTGTTGGTGACTGTCCAGCAGGAGATGTTTTTGCTT